CCCGCCGGTATAGTCGGTCATGATCTCGGCCGGGATGCCGGTCTTGGCCTGATCGGCCGATTTCAGGATGCCGTGCATTTCGGTGTGATAGGTCACGTGCATCGCATTGTCGAGCTTCGTCTGCCCGACGGTCTTAATCTCTAAATCTTTGTCCATACTGATGTTTGTTGTTGGTTGTTGGGGCCTGACGGCCCGTTGGTTGTTGGTTTGTTTAGGTGTTGGGCCTGATGGCCCGTTGGTTGTTGGTTTGTTTAGGTGTTGGGACCTGATGGCCCGTTGGTTGTTGGTGATGTTTAGGTGTTTAGTTGTTAGTTGTTAGTTGTTCATTGTTAGTTGTTAGTTGTTCGGTTGTTAGTTGTTCGTTGGTTTATTGTTCGGCGACAAAGGTGTGGGTGCCGCAAGGGGGCAAACAAGAAAGTGTGCACGGAGTGCAGAGAAGTATGCACGGAGTGCGCACTTTTTGGGGGTGGGGTAACCCCCGGAAGACCTTTGCCACGCAACAATCAATTAAACGCCATTTCAAATGGGTACGAAAAAGGACAACGAAAACAAGCGGGAGCTGGCCAAGATGCTCTATGTCGGTGGCAGCGAGGTAGCTGAGATTGCCGAACGGGTGGGGGTCTCTCGCCAAAGCGTCTCGGCATGGATCAACAAGAACGGCTGGAAGGAACTGCGCGCCGCGCGGAGTATCACGCGCCCAGAACTGGTTAACAAACTGCTGGTGACTATCAACAACCTGATCGAAGACGTCAACACCGGCGACGATCCCACATCGGTCAGTGGGCTGGCCGACAAATTAGTCAAGCTCTCCTCCGTCACCCTGAGCGCCTCGACAAGAAGGCCAACATCGTGCAGACGGTCGACGTCTTTATGGCCTTTTCCGATTGGGTGGAGTATCAAGCCAAGAGTGACCCGGAGGTCACCGTAGCTTTTATGAAGGTACTCAGGGTCGACTGCACAACGAGTTCCTGCTGGAGCGGGCTAACGTAAAGGAGTAAGCGCGGGATGGCTGTCACACGCGAAGAGAAAGAAGCCCGCCGCCTGTGGGAGGAGCACTGCAAACGGGTGCAGAGCCTCACGGAGCTCTCCCCCGAAGCAGAGAGGGAGACACGCGCCCAGCGGGACGCCCGTATCCGCCGCCTGTTGGCGAACTACCCGGCCTTCTCAAGAGTACTACTTTCCGCACTACATGCGCCGCACAGACCCCGCCACGGGCCTCGTGACGGGCATCGTACACATGGCGCCCCCTTCCACAATGCCGCCTTCCGTGGGCGGCTGCGGCCGCCGGCGAAGTATGGCCTGATACCCGTAAGGCCTGTACCCGGCCATACTCGCCGGCGTCCGCAGACGCCCCCGACCAAGCCTTGCCGCGGGGCGCACCCCGCCATCTTCATCCCCATCAACCTCATGGTGCGTGGAGGTGGAGAGATCCATTGCGGGCCCGGAACGCCGGGCAGCGAACCTTGCCGGGTACGCACTCCCCCCCACACAGGTATCTGGCCAAACTTCGCTGGCGTCCGTAGACGCCCAGTCGCCCCGTGGACTCAAGAAGCAGGAGCAACGCCCGGACTACATCGTCATCGACGACCTCGACGACGACGAGATGAGCCACAACGAAGAGCGCATCCGGCAAGCCACCGACTGGGTCAAGCAGGCACTCTTCGGCGCCTTAGACGTCGGCCGTGGCCGCTTCCTCATGGTCGGTAATGGTTTCGCCAAGCACATGGTGCTGAAGAACATCGCCGATATACCCAGCGTGAAGGTCTCCAAGGTCTACGCCGTCGACAGCAACGGATCCCCTGTCTGGGCTGACAAATGGACGAAGGCCGAGGCCGAAGCCTATGCCGACTTTGTGGGCTATGCCTCGTGGCAACGCGAGATGATGCACAACCCCGTCGCAGAGGGTGGTATCTTCAAGTGGCAATGGATCCGCTACAAGAAGATCCTTCCCTTACGGAAGTACGACCAGATCATCTGCTACATCGACCCTTCCTTCAAATCAACAACAGCGAACGACTACAAAGCCGCCCGCGTATGGGGCAAGACGGGCCGCGAACTCCATCTGATCGACTGCTACGTCCGGCAGGACACCGTGGCGGGCATGGTGCGATGGCTCTACGACTTCCACGAATCGCTACCGGAAGACGTCGCCGTGTCGTACTTCATGGAGGCCAACTTTATGCAGGACATTATCCTCGATGAGTTTGCCCGCGAAGGCGACCTGCGCGGCTACCAGCTGCCTATCATGCCCGACCGTCGGAAGAAGCCCGACAAGCTGCAACGCATCGAGGCCGTCTCTCCCCTCTGGGAGCGCGGACTGGTCTACTACAATGAGGCCAAACGCAACGACACAGACATGAAGACGGGCATCGATCAGACCCTCTCACTGGCCCGCGGCAGCCGGGCGCATGACGACGCGCCGGATGCCGACGAAGGCGCGATCTACAAACTTCAGAAGGCCTCCCGTGAGGAGCGCTTTGAACCCATCTTCGGCGAACGCCCCACCCCCAAAGGGGCGTGGTAACTCACTCAACAATTCAACAATTCAACAATTCAACACAACTCATCCGACATGATCAAGAAACTTCTTCTCGGCCTGCGCTTTCGGCTGGCCGTTCATAAGGCCAACCGGCAAGCCCGCCGATACGGCCGCAAATACCTCGTGATTAACGTAGGCGGCGACCTGCTGACCCTCTCCAAGCAAGAGCTCACGCTGCTCGTCCGCCGTGGATACTTCTATCGCGGCATCACGGCAGCCCATATCGAAGCCCACGCCCTCCACGTAGCTCTCCCACGGCCCTCCAGCCGGTAGGGCTTTTCGTTTTTTTACTTTTCGTTTTTAGCTCCCATGTTTTTGAACAATCTCGACTATCAAGTGATGATCGGCCAGCGTGCTTTCGACCTCATTCAGCAATCGGATGAGGAGAACCGCCGGCGCGCCGAGGAGATGGCCCGTGAAGAGATGGCCGGCTACCTCCGGCCCCGCTACGACGTCGAACGCATCTTCGCCCGACGCGGTGAGCAGCGCAACATGCAGATCGTGATGTTCCTCTGCGACATCACCCTTTACCATCTGGCCTCGTGGCTCCCGCAGAAGATGGGCTACGAGGTTCGCGAGATCCGCTACCGCCGTGCCATCGAGTGGCTCCAAGGCGTGCAGAGTGGCAAGATCGTCCCCGATCTCGACACCTCGAACGACCCCAACAGCGATCCCCAGCCCTATAACCTCAAATGGGGCTCCGAGCAGCACAGCAACTATATCTGGTAACCCCCAACAACTCCTGACAATGAACATCACCGACTTTTTCAGGCGGCGGCCGGTTTCCGAGCTGACCACCGCAGACACCCCCTACGGCCGCTTCGACCTCGCCAAGAAGACCGACGCTCGACGCGTGAAGGCCGTCATAGCCGAGGTGCAACGACAGGCCGAATCGCTCACCCGGCAAGAGATCGACTCGTGGCGCTCCGGCTGGCAGCAAGCGCTCGATGTGGAGAATCCCTCCCGCCTTCGCCTTTACAATGTCTACCGCGACGTCGAGGTCGACGGCCACCTCTCTGGCGCCATCGGACAGATCAACGGCTTCGTTAAGGCACGCAGCTTCAAGATCATGTTCGGTGAGAAGGAGGACGAGGAGGCACGCCGCATCTTCGATCGCACTTGGTTCAAGACACTCGTCGACCTCTATTTCTCTGCCCGCTACTGGGGCCATACGCTCATCCAGTTAGGCGACGTCGTCTTCACCGAGGGCGGTATGCCAGCCTACGACAGTGTCCTGCTCATCCCCCGCCGACACGTCATTCCGGAATACGGCCGTGTCGTTGCTGAGCAGGGGGACGACTGGCGCAAGGGCATCGAGTATCGCCGACCGCCCTTCTCCGACTGGCTCATTGAGTGCGGTGGGCCGTACGACCTCGGGCTCTACCTCAAGGCCGCTCCACACACCATCCCCAAGAAGAACATGCTCGCCTTTTGGGACACCTTCGGCGAGGTTTTCGGCATGCCCATGCGTATCGCCAAGACCACCTCGCGCGACCCATCGACACTGAATAAGATCTCCCACATGATGCAGAACATGGGGGCGAAGTTTTGGGGGGTATTCGAGGAAGGGACAGACATCGACTTGAAGGAGAACCAGCGCACCGACGCCTTCAATATCTATGACCGGCGTGTGGATCGGGCCAACTCCGAGCTCTCCAAGATCCTGCTCTACCAAACAATGACCATCGACAACGGCAGCAGCCTCTCACAGTCGGAGGTACATCTGGAAGTGCTCAAGAACCTGATCGAGGAGATTGCCGATGGCCTGCGCGACATGGTCAACGGCCAGCTCATCCCCCGCATGGTAGCTCACGGCTTCCCCCTCAAAGGGGCGTCCTTCGAGTGGGACTACGAGGAGGACTACACACCGGAACAGATGACGGCCATCGAGAACATGCTGCTGAATAATTTCGACGTGGATGCAGGCTACTTCGAGGAGAAGTATGGCGTGAAGATCAACGGCCGCCGGACATATGCGCCCACACCTGACGGGCCGACTGACGCCGACGAGGAGAAGATGATGCGGACGCTCACCCGTTTTTTCGGGCAAGCCCCCCGCGGTGGGGGCGATCCGTTTCTTTCCGACTTCTGATCGATAGGCAATACTACGGCCATGCGCATACCGACGCTGCGCATCCCTGCCCAGCCTGTGCACTGGCCAAGCCGAAGGGTGAGGTCGTCCTTCCCTTCGACATGTCAGAATACATCGACCGTGCCCTGAAAGATCTCTACAATAAAGAGGTCGACCCAAGCCGCGAGCCCGATCCGTCCCTCTTCGAAGGCTTCCGCAAGACGTTCAATCACGCAGTGAACGTTTCCATTGACGGTAGCAAGCAGACCGACTTAGCACATGCGCTGAAGAATAGCAATGAGGTCTTCGCCGTCTTCCGTGCCCATCGCATGGGACGCGATATGGCGGCCCAGATGGCTGACAAGGAGGGCAACTTGAAGTCTTTCGACCGCTTCCGTAAGGATGTGGAACCGATTGCCGATCACCACGTCCGGCAGTGGCTCCGCACGGAGTACGATATGGCGCTCTCTCGAGCCCACTTGGCCGCCGACTGGGCG